CAACTGAGCGGTCAGCGCCGCGCCTTCGGCTACGGGGGTTGTGCCGAAAAAGCCAACCGTACCGCCTGCCGCGCCAATTACCGCACCGTCAAGTGCCGGGTCAGAAAAGGCAACGCCAATCGCCTTTGAATTAGGCATAGAAATACCCCTTTAGGTTAGCCCTCGGCGGGTTTCCCCGCCGAGGACGTTGCCATTACGAAATGCGGTAGCAAGTCCAGGTGCCGTCACCCGTCTTGCGAGCGCGGAAGTGACCCGAAGTACCGTTATCAACCTGACCAGCGCCAACCAGCGTCCAGCCCGTGCCGACAGCAACGGTTACGTCGTCCGTACCCGCGTCGATGTTGACAACAAAGAAGTCAAACGCAGCGTCTACCTTAGAGGCAGACGTAACGTAGGCTTCAAGGTCAGCAACCGTCGGCAGAGTGAGATCGCCAGCCGTACCGTTGAAGGTAAACAAGCCGTTAGCCAACTGAGCAGCGGTAACAGTCGCAGCAGCGGTCAACGCCGTCGGAGCGCCCTGAACAAACAGGAGCGGCTCGCCAACATTGCCGTCTGTAACTTGATAACCACCAGCGCCATTAGGAAGTGCCATTTTGTATTACTCCGTGAATAAGGTTAAGGGTTAGCCCCAGAGGCGCACGGCCATCTGCGGACGGATCACCGAGTAGCCATACAGCACGTCGATACGGCACGGCATACGGTCGTTGTTGATGTCGTACTGACGGACAACGCGCATGGACACACCGTTGTGAACCTGGCGGGAAGCCATGTCAACACCCTGCGGCATGAGCAAGTCAGCCGTGGCAAAGGCAATCGCGTCCTTGTGGTACACGAGGTTCTGCGGATACTGGGTCGAAGCGCCACCCAAGAAGGTGACAGCAGCGCCAGACTGCGGGAACGAGTCAACGGTCGCCAGAGCGTTCGACGACGTGTAGATCGCCGGGCTGATCTTCACGGCAGCATACGCACCGCCAGTTGCCGCCACGTCTTCCGTGCAGACAAACTGCTGGAGCGAGCCGGTTGATTCGCGGGTCTGCGGGTTGACAGCATAGACGTTCGCAATCGTGAACACGTCGCCCTTCTTGATGGTCTGCGTGCCAGTGCCGGTGATGGCAATGGACGAAGTACCTTGAGCCGAGACGGTCGTCGTGATCGTATGAGCGCCCGAGCGGCTACCCGTCGTGAACTGCTTGATCGACTGCGACATGTTGAGCTCGTTAAAGCCCAAGATGCCTTCGCCAAACATGCCGTTTTTGAACTGCGCCGAGATGGTGCTGACCGGGTTGAAAAGACCCTTCATGCCCTCGATGAGCGCGGCGTTTGCAGCCGGGTTTACGGTGACATAGCGCGGGCTCATCACAGCGGCGGCTTCGTTCAACTTCTGCTGGGCAGCAAGAAGAACAGCGGTGCTGCTCGGGGTCGTGCCAGGGGTGCCAACTGCCTGAAACACGTTCAGGAACGAGTTAGCAACGTCGGCGTCGATGCTAGCAGCCAACTGGCTGATACGCGGCTTGAGCACGCGCTCGGCGAAGTCGTCCAACTGCATCGTCATTTCGGCAGTCGTAAAGTTGACAGCAATGTGCTTCTGCGAAGCAACCGTCAACGTGGTGAACTGCTCGTTGTCGTCCTGCACCTGCAGAGCGGCACCGTCGGTCACCAAAGCGCGATCCGGCAAACGGATACGCAGCGTGGTGCCGATCTTGGCGCCCTCGACGGCGTAGCTGTTGTCGTACTGACGGTTTACGTTGCGGGTGAGCACGAGGTTGTTCTCGAGGATTTCGAGAGCTTTCCGCGTGATCATGTCAATAGTAAGAAGTGTATTAGCCACTGAAGTGTCTCCGAAAAATTGTTAGCGACGACGCGCTTCCCACTGCTTAATCTGTCTCTGACGCTCGCGTTCGATCCATTCAGACGTGCTCATGGCCGAAATTGACCGTGGATCTGTCGTCTCAAAGCTCGATCCGCCAGTGCCTTTAGCCGAAACAGGTTTAATCGGCGGGGGTGCGCTGGATGTTTTCTTGATTGGAACCGGATTGTCGGCCAATTTAGCCTCAATCTTGCCAATCTCCTTGGCTTGCAAGTAAGGGCTCATGCGGGAAATACGATCCGCTTCGCGAGGGTTAGAACCGAGATAGTAAGCAATATCGGGCCCAACATCCGAAGCCTGTATCGTTTGAGCCATCACGGTCGTAATCGGCAGCGAGTTGTTATACGCGACTTGCTCGAAGTCTTCGTATTTGTCTCGCGCTGCTTCTTCGCGATCGTGATACGCCTCACGAATAGCCTGCATTTCTCGCTCTGCTTCGCGTTTAGCTAGAAGCTCTGTTGCCTTACGCTCGGCCAAAGCCTCTGCGTACGCATCCGGGTCTTCCATCTTGCTAGGCAGCTCTGCAGGTGCAGACGTTGCCGGCTGCGCCCTTAATGCTTGCTCTCGTTCCCACTTGCGCCTTTCACGGGCAAGTCTTTTGCCAACCATTGCGTCCAGCTCTTCTTGAGAGAACGATTTGGCAGGCTTTTCTTCCGGCGACGCCTCAACAGGCGCAACTTCGGGTTCCGGGGCCGCCGTAGCTTCCGGTTCCGGCGCGGGGTCAGCCGCTACAACTTCGGAAAGTTGATTCTCGTCAATCATGTTGATTCCTTGGGAATCCCTGGTGAACCGCACCAGTACGGTGTAAAGCTACTGTATACAAGGCCAGTTATCAAGCGTTAACTGACCGGCACAATTCTGTCCAAAACACACCGCCCACACCTCCGGTGTCGCCGGTCTGGAGCAGGGTAATCGTGTCCCACTGGCTTGCCGTAAAGGAAGCGCCGCCTGACAACCGCTTGGCAGTCGTGTTTAGGACGAACGCCGTCGAGTCAGGTGAGTGGATATAAATGATCTGACCGTAGATACCATTTGTGAAATTAGAGATTTCAGACGCCGCATTGCTGGACGTAATGTCCATGCGAAACGTGGGGTATCGAGTAAGTGCGGCCACATCCACATTGACAGCCGCTCCACCTCCTGCGTTATTCACAGTAACGCGATAGATGGGCGAGGAGATGTCACTAACCAGAAAGTCATTCGGCACCACGTAGGCCGTTGAGGTAGCAGCAGCAAAGTCGTTGCCCGAGAACAACGGCAGCGTCGTTAATTGCGGAGCGCGAACGCCCACAAGCCCAGCCGTGCCACCGTTGGCCTGCATACTGTTATTGGTAATGGTGAACGTGTTACCAAGCGCCGAGGTCGTCTCGATCATGATGGCGTTTTCAGCGCCCGCAGCCGCACCACCCAACTCAAGGAAGGTGTTGCCGCTAATCACCATAGACGAACTGGCCGTGCCGATAATGCACGAGCCGCCCCACTTCTGGACGATGTTGCCCGAGATGTTGGCGTTTTGGACGTAAACGGCTTGGATCGCACCTGAGTTGGTGTTTCCGAGGATGCCGTGCCCAACGACGATATTGTTCGTGCAAACCACGTTTTTGTGGTTCAGCGTTGAACCGCCGTTGAGGTTGATGCCGTAGTTATCGTTCTCGTAGCCCGAGGTTGTGCCATCTGGGTTGCGAGCATCCACGATGTTGTTGATGACGGCGTTGTCGTAGCCAGCGTATCCAGCAGCCGCACCGCTACTGGAGCAGCAAGCAATGCCGCCGTAACTGGCATAAACGTGGTTGCTGTCGATGGTAATTTCGTAACCACCGTGGCAGTCAATCGGCTCCCAAGCGTTGTAAGCAAGGTAGTTTTGACCAACGTACCAGTTCCAGCAGAACGGGTTAGCGGCCAACTTAGTACCCGCGTTCGGGTCAGTGTTGTAGCCCGTTGAGTCGTGCGTCAGCGTGATGCCGTACATGTTGCCGACCGTACCCGGCGTGATGTTTAAAACGCGGTTCTTGGTCGCTACGCCGTTATTGCAGGAGAGGAACTCTGCACCTGCGTAACCGCAATAGTGGATGTAGCACTCGTCTACGACGATGTTATCCACAAACTTACAGGACACGCCCGCACGGCCAAACTGCGTGATCTCGACGTTACGCAACTCTAGCCCGCTCTTGCGAACCGAGGTGGACGTGCCAATCATCTTGATGCCGATTTCGTTTACGACATACACAGACGGAGCAGGCCCCTGCAACTTACCGCCCGTAATCGCAAAATTGTTGGCGTTGACGGTGATGGCCGCTACACCAGCGCCGAGCGTAGAGAACTTCAGCACCGCACCAGAGGCCATATCAAACGCCACATCGGCGTTGCCCACGGTAAGCGCACCGCAGACATAAGTGCCCGGTGGGAAGTACAGCGTGCCGCCTGAAGTCAGCGCGTCAATAGCCGCCTGAATAGCGGTTGTGTTGGACGTGGAGTTGTCGCCCTTGGCGCCGTAGTCCGTAACACTCACAGTCGGTCGCAACTGGGCAACCGTCGTTTTGACGGTCGCGCCGTTCTGCA